CGGAATCTGCAGGAAGCGAACCAAGTTGACCCCGCGGCCATTTGATTCTAAAATCTGTATTCTCAATTAAATCTTTTTCCATTAGTTCTAAGGTAGTTGAAATTTTGTTTTGGGTTTCAATGATACCGAAGTAAGCCCAGGTGCCGATCGCGACCATACAAATTAAACTCGCTACCGTTTTCATCGGCATTTGAACCGCCGCTTCTTCTGAAATTTTAAGTGCCATTAGTTATAACTGTATCCCGTGTTTCCTGATTCAAGTTTCTCGAATAGTTTTTTATGTTGGTCCATGATTTCTTCATCAGAGTCCATCATCTTATCCATTTTATCTTCTAGTTTTTCCACCTGTCTTTCCAGTTTAGAGACTTTGTCTAGCTGTACTGCTTGAGTTGTAGAAAGATCAAACGTACGGGTAAGTGTCCAGCCGGCTAGGGCTAGTAAAATTCCCACTAGTAAAGTCATTAATTTTTCAATCATGTTTCCATCTCCAGGTTTGAGTGATAAATCTTTTTTCGGAAAGTTTATCATTCTTAGAATCTGTATCGGTTGTACCATACTCCATCTTAGTTTCATAGGGGATCATTTGATGACTACATCCCGATAAACCTATAAAAATAAGTATAAATATTATAATAATAATGGCCCACTTCTCCCATTCATTATGAAATAGTTGCATTAGGCATTAATCCTGCTTCTTTTTTTTCTTCTTCTTTCTTTTATTTTTTTTATTATCTGCTTTGATATCTTGCATAGTATTCCACACAGCTTCTTCCATGTCTTTTTCAATGTGTGTAATTTTTTCTTTAACCAAGACCATATCTTGAGAGAGCGAAAAGGTTCTCGAAAGGGTCCAGCCTCCGAGAGCAATGAGAACAGCAAGTAGTGCGGTGATGATTTTGTCATTCATTATTGGCAACTTTCACATTCACCGGTGTCATCTATTACAAGACCACCATTATTTTCAAAACTTTGATCTTCCGCTCTACCATTACATTCACATTTTTCACATTCGCCGCTTTCGGCGTTTGTACAGTGACACATTTTATTACATTTTTTGCAAAATCGTTCAGTCATCTTTCCCCTTAGGTAATCCACTTCCTAGCCACTCAATAAACTTTTTAAACGGCCAACAAATAATTTTACCAATAAATTTTATTATTTTTTTCATAGGGCATAACCAATTAGAATAATAAAATTCCTACGGCCAAGCCTATAGCTGCTGCAATAATACAATGGTTATGATCTAACCAGATTTTTTGACAGAATAGTTTCATTTTTTCCATATATACTCCTATTTAATTTGGCCCCAACTAGGACCTGATTCATAATCTACTTTATTTGGTACCTGCAGTTTAACTGCCGATTCCATAATTTCAATTATTTCCTCTGCTTTTTTATCAGATTCTACAGAAATATCTACCTCATCGTGAATCTGAATGTGTGGTATTATACCATTTTCATAGAGTGCCACCATACTTTTTTTAGTCATATCTGCAGCACTTCCTTGAATTAATTTGTTTAAAGCTTTGTACGTAAATGCACGTTTTAAAGGTTCATCATATTCTTTTCTAGCCTGTTCTAACGGTAATGGTCTAAAGACTCCAAATTGTATGGGTTGCCATAAGTCAAAATGACACGCCCGACCAAGTAGGGTTCTAATCTTTCCTCTGTCATTGGCTTTACGAGACACATTATCCATCAGTTGTTTTACAAAAGGAGCTTTGGTATGGTATTGTTTAATTAATTTCTCTGCGGATTCTTTCATCAATCCTAGTTCAGCCATTAATTTATTTTTACCCATTCCATACATTAAACCTAAATTAATAGTCTTGGCTTGCTTCCGTTCTATGCCTGCCATATCTGCTACGACTTGGTGGAAATCAGCGTCTCCGGCTCTGTATGCCTCGACAATTTCATCCACACCAGACAAATTTTGCAATTTTGCGTAATGTACCAAAATTCTAGGTTCTTGTTGGGAGTAGTCAAACGACCCCCATTTACAATTTTCTTCGGGAATAAAAATAGATCTAATCATAGGACCTAATTCGGGATGTCTTGCTGGAATCTGTTGTAGGTTTGGATTACTCATTGAGAATCTTCCCGTCACCGTTCCGCCTGCATCAGATCTAATTTGATTTATGTCTGCGTGTATTCTACCATTGACTGCGTGTTTAGTTATTGAATCAATAAATGTACTGTGTGCTTTATTTAATTCTCTGGCCTCAGCAATTGCTTTTGGTAATTCATGTGGATGATTTTGTAAAAAGTTTTTAGTAAAACTTGGTTCATTACTTTTTTCAGTCCTATCATATGGTAATTTTAATTTATCAAATGCTTTGGCAATTGATCTCGCCGCATGAATTTCTACATTCACTCCGGTTAATTCTTTAATTTTTTTAATAAGTTTTTTTTCTTTTTCAATAAGAAAGTTTTTAGTTTGATTTGCTTTTTCTAAGTCAACCCTTACTCCTTTGAATCTCATATCAACTAAGCAAGGAAATAATTTTGTTTCTAAATTAAATACGTCCCACAGTTCCTCTTTATATAATTCATTCTCTAATCTCTGCCAAAGTTTTAATGTAGATTCCGCATCACGCTCCGCGTACTGTCCAACAAAAAGCGCGGGCATTCTCCACATCTCTTTTTTAGCATCTACTCCATATTCTTTGGCTGCGGCTTGTAAGATTTTTTCATCTTTACCAACACCATTATAATGTTTAGAGAGTATATCTAATCTATAAGATAATCTATTCTCATCAATTAAGGATGCAGCAATCATCGTATCTACAATTTTACCTTTAATTTTAAGACCGGCTGACCTTAACCAACAGACATCATAGATTGCATTGTGAAATATAAAGGTAGTGTCTTCTTGATTAAATAAGTCTTGGAGCCAAGAAAATACGAGTTTTTTGTCCAAATTTGCCCCCGACTCATGGTGTACCGGGAAATAGCCTGACCAGCCCTCTACGGCCACCGCAACGCCAGCAATGTGGCCTTTTCCAGTGACGTTCCCCGATCCGCGCTCAGTTAAATGCGGGTCGTTGGTTTCTAGATCGATGGCAATTTGTTTAGCACCGAGTAAATTTTTTAGTTCTTCAGGCATGACCCACTCAGTTTCTGGAGTGAATAAAGGTATTTGTGTACTTCTCACTTGTCTCTCCTCAATATTCCCCAATAGTTAGTTTTAATTTTTTCTGTTGTTGCGGGCTCAGGGTAATCCCGTTCAATCATCATCTCTATAAAGTGAATTGCTTTAAGCAAATCTTCTTTTCCTCCCTTAAAGGGATGACGGCATATGTATTTTATAGCGCACCCTTCCGGAAAAAGCAACCTATTCTCTACAACAAATTTACTTGGCTGAATTTTAAAATTCTGATAGTGTTGTCCGCCAATTTGTTTGTCCCAGACACTCATAATATATAAGCCCGATTAAAATCTCTGGGATCCAGGACGTGTAATTCACGCTTCGCTCTCGTCGCTCCAGTATAAAATAATCTATGTAATTCATCTGGATCATAGCTAAATGTTTCGAGAGCCGCATTAGTTATATCTTGCATCAATAAAACTTTATCAGCCTCTCCTCCTTTTGCACCGTGTATCGTTGACATAATTATACGAGGATTTTTATTTAATGTTTCGCCGTTCGCTCTCATATTACGAATGTAATTCTCGGTAATGGGATCTAAACCCTCAAAAGCTTCAAACCATACTTTGTCATTAATTAATCCGTGCTTTTCTTCACATTCTTTAAGACTATATTTATCTTCAGAATGCAAAGTTTTTCCTTTTCTAAATCCTTCTAAAACATTTGATCCAAGATATTCATAAATATTTTTTATCTCTAGATGATTTAACATTCCACCCTTACGCCAGGATTCCCAATTATTTATAGCCAATAATAATTTTAAAGGAATGGAATTACGTCCTTTGTGTTGATAGTACCATCCTTGAAGCTCACATAAATCTTTAGCATCTTCTAAGAAATGATGAGCCGAAGATAAAACTAACCACTTACCGTCTGACATATCCACCTGGGTGATGTCAGAATATCTTTTTAAAACACCTTGATCCTCTCTAGGTTTATATGATTTATCAAATCTATTTTGTACTTGATTAATAATTTTTTGAGATAATTCATGAATGGGTCCCCCAGGTATACGATAAGATTGATCTAATGTTTTAATATCATCTACTTCTTCTTTTAAAGCTATGAAGTGATCTACATCTGCACCTGCCCATTTAAAGATAGCTTGATCGTCATCACCAGCTATGTAAGTTTTTTCTGCACGACTCCATATCTTTCTCACCATGTCCCATTGTAATAAAGACAAGTCTTGCGCTTCATCTATAAATAAAACTTCAAATTTATTGTGCGACTCTTTAGCTATAAAGTCTTCCAATAAATCATTAAAATCTTTTAATCCTTTTTCTTTTTTAAATCTTTTAAGTTCTTCTGCTAATAAAAATAAAGTATTTCTTTCTATATCTAATATATTTTTTCTGGAATCATAATACTCTAAGAGATCCATTCGCTTAACGGCGGCTGTGTTTATAATAGTTAGATATTCATTATCCGAATTGAATGTGCCATCACCCTCAGAAAATCTCGCTACTTTAATAGGGATACCACATTTTTCTCCAAACTCTTTATAATCATCAGGTCCCATCATTTTTTCTTTGGTCATTCCTAATTGGTTAAAGGCATAGGAATGAAGAGTTCTAAAAAAGGCTAGATCATTATCAATGTCCAATCCAAACTTATCGGCGGCTCTTGTGGCAGCTTCGGTTGCTGCTTTCCGGGTAAAGGAAAAATAACCTATTTGCTTAGGCCTGATTCCTTGTTTTATAAATTCGTCCACTAGGTTTAACAGCGTTGTTGTCTTGCCCGT